CGTTGTACCGCTTCATCGCCTCCTCGTCATCGCCGAACCCCTCCCACTGAGCCCACTCTGGCATATTCGGTTCGTTGAAAGGCTTCAAGATCAGGTACTCCGCTGGGATGCCCGCATGCACGCACCGGTGCGCCATCTCCATGCTCTCATCGGCATGAGCGCCCCACACCGCAGGCCCCCCGCCCCGCGGTGTGTAGTACCGGCGCAGGACCACCGGCGGACGCCCCGCCTCATCCCACAACCCCCGCAGCACGCTCGCCTCGTCGTTCACCACGCCGTCCATGGCCTCCAGCAGGCTCAGCGGTGACCACCGCCTCACCAGGTTCACGTCCGCTGCGGTGATCTTGCAGCCGTTGTGGAAGTGAATCCCAGGTCTCAGCATCGCCATCTCCTGCCTCCCTGTCTAGGCCCTCTGCCTCAGGGGGAGGGTGACCATCAGAACCCGCCCTGGTCGATCTCATCCAGGACGTCCCCCGCCTCGATCACCACCGACTTCCCAGGCACCACCCACTTCAACTTGTCGAACTCCGCGCACAGCGCCGCCGCGATGACCAGGTCATCGTGCACCGTGGGATCATCTACGCCCCACTGCATCCGCTTCGACTCCCCCTCGCTCACCTCGTACCGGCACTCATCCACCTGCTGCCAGAACCAGGACCACTCCCTCGACCCATCGTCTCGAAACATCTTGAAGCGCCCCGTCTCCACCACCGACAGGAAGTCCCAACCCAGGTCCGACTTCCGCTTCGGTGGTGAGAACTGAAACGGGATCACCCGCTCGCCGAAGCAGCCACGAGCCCCCAGGAAGCTCACCAGCCCCGCGCCCACGCCCGACGCATCCGCCACTATGAACCGCGCCCCCCAATGCTCTAGGAACCCCCGCAGCTTCCCGTACAACTGCGTGTGGCGCGTGCCCACGTCCACCAACACGTCCACCGCCCGATAGGACGGCGCCGCCAGCAGGGGATCCTTGACCGTCGCCAGGTCTACCTCGAACACCATCCCCACCGTGGAGTCCTTGCGAGGCTTCGCGGCCCGCAGCTCGTCGCCAGTCATCTCTTCATCCTCGCCCGCCACGTCCAGCGTCGCCGCGTAGACCTTGCCCTCTTCCGGTCCGCTCAGCCGGAGATGATCCCCTTGCATCATCGCCTGCCGCCGGTCATCGAACATCTGTCCCTCGCCGTCGATCTCTTCCAGGAAGTATTGAGTCTTGACCATGGGATGGTGACGACCCTTGCGAGCGATCTCCTTCCGCACGTGCTCGCCGTAAGCTGGCACTTCCTTCGCCACTTCCTCCCACGCCACCATGAACACCCGCCGCTGGCCGTCCGCCGCCTCCGCCCGCTGTAGCTCCCTGATGATCCTGGCGAGCATGGTTCTCGACGTCCACACCGTCCCGTAGAACACCCTCGTCGCGTTCGTCGACGCCGCCATGGGAGTGAAGTCCACGTCCCACTTCTCTTCCTCCACGTCCTGCGCTTCGTCGCACTCCAACATGATCGAAGCCGTGGCCCCCACCACGCTTGCACCCGGCGCAGCGCTCAGGAAGATCACGCCTGCCTTCCCCAGGAAAGTCATGTACCCCTCGCGCTGCCGCACGTCCTTACGGTTCCAATCATTGTCGAGCACTTCCTCGAGCCTCAGCTTGGAGTTCACCAACTGCGGTCGATACGTGGGCGCAGCCTTGACGATCTGGCCCCCCTTCCGCTGAAACAGGTTCAGCAGGTACGCCTCTAGCTGCGCGCTCACTTCGTTCTTGCCCGCCTGCCGACAGAACACCACCGCAAAGCTCAAACCCTTCCCGTTCAGAACCGAGTCCAGGATCGCGTATGCCGGCAACAACTGGTACTCCCTCAGCGGCCGACCTACCACCAGCCGCGAGAACCACCTGATGTCACTCAGGAACCGCCGCACCACCAACGCCACCGGATCAACCACCGGCCACCCCCCTCAACCAAAAACAGTGACGCCCCGCCCGGCGCGTCACCGTGGTGACAACATGATCACCCCTGGCCAGCTCTGGCTGTCACCAACTAGATGCCGTCACGGTACGAGCCTCCCCTGTCCCAACCCGCACGGTCCACCGGCACCCGCTTGTCTACCTTCCGCAGCTCTCGCTTCCGGATCGCCCCCAGCCGCTCGTTGAAGTCCTGCATCCGCCCCATCGCCCACGACAGCCAATGCTCCGGAGTCTCCGTAGACACCCCAGCCTGCCCCACCGCAGACCTCGCCATCTGCAAAACAGCATACGCACCCGCACCCGCCACGATCACCGCCTCATCCGCGGCTGGCACCGTGGTCGCCGCCGCCGCGTTCAGGTCCTCGATCTCCTGCGCCGCGTGGTAGAACAACCGTACTACCTCGCCGCTCGCTGGCTCGTCGCCGTCCAGGATCGCCAGAGTCGTACCCCACATCTCCCACTCCCTCCACTCTGGCGGGTCCTCCGGAGAAGCCGCCGTGTACGGGCACCACACCCGCACCAACCGCACCAGGTCACTCACCCCCGAGATGTCGATCTCCCGACCGTCCGCAGCCAGCGTCTTCGTGGTCACCGCCCGCTGCGGGTTCACCTGGCTGTAGTCGCTCAACGCCCGCTCGATGGCCCGGTCGATGTCGCCCGTCGCCCACACCGCGTTGCCCGTATCGTCCAGATCACGCTCCACCAGGTCCCGCAGATCAGCCAGCTTGCTCATCGAAAAGCCACCGTCGCCCGCGGCGCTGTACCCGCCAGCACCACGTACAGCCCCACGCCAAACGCCACGTCCAGAGGACCCGTAGCCCCCGTCGTGCCCGCCAGGGCACGCACTGCCGCCAACTCGGTCCCGCTCCCGCTCACCTCGTCATACGCCAGCGCCGTGCTGTTCGCCGTCCCGCCGTCCAGCACTAGACTGTGCAGCACCCCCGGACCTGTCTTCACCAGCCCGCTCGCCGTCAGCACCGCGTAGTTGTAGGTCTCAGACATCCTCCACCCCCTAGTCCAGTTTCTGCCAATACAGCACCGCCAGGTTACCACGCCCCGCCACCTCCGTATTCCTCGCCTGGCTCTTGCTCACCTTCACCGAGATCGTCGTCGTGCTCCCGATCTGACCACAATGCACCACCGTCGCCGAACCCCGCTCGTTGACCGCATTGTGGCGGTTCCCCTGCGGCACACCCTTCGCCGTGCTATCGTGGTACAGCTGCAACAAGTCGATATTCCAATTGGTATACGCCGTGCAGCGAAACTCCACCGTCGCCACCGCGATTACGTTGTACTGCTTCCCAGACGGCACCACGATCTCCACGCTCAGACTCTGGTACACCGCCGGACTCGTAGTCAGGTCCTGATCCGCAGTCGTATCCTCGAACTCGGTCACCGGAGTAGCCGGACAAAACGTCAGCAGATCCTCCGTCACCCACGCATCCGGCGCACCGTCGAACGTGGACACCACCAGGCCCCCCGCATCACCACCGCCGAAGAACAGGACGCACACCGCCGCGCCCTCCGCCATCAGCTCAGCACCGACCTGGTGGCTCACCGGAAGCGCCTGCACCACTCGTTGCATCGAACCCACCAGCGCCACGTCCGCTTCGTGGTTCGTCGAGTCATACGCGATCACCACACCCCGCTCGATTCTCACCTGCCCACCAGTCTATCGCGAAAGCCTGCTCAGTAACGGCCGCACATCAGAGAAAGGGCAGAGAGCGCCCACCACGCTCTCTGCCCGTAAGAAGCGGGACAGAGATGGTGGCCACTACACCACTCCCAGGGCCGGAGACGCGAACCCTGCCCGCTCCATGCCTGCGCCACTACCCCTGAGCACCGCCCAGGTAGTAGATCAACAGCGTGAAGTCCGCCGTCGGCGAGCTCCCCGCTGTCAGATTGACATCTACCTCCACCGAGCTACCCGCCGCGATGTGCACCACCTCCTCGGTGCCGCCCATGTGGGCCGTCTTCCACGTCCCCGGCGTACCCGCCGTGGACGCAGTAAGCGCCGTGATCACGTCCGTGCCGTCATCCTGAATATCCACCGTGAACGCCGTCGGCGTCCCGGTGAACGCCTCGGCGCACAGCGACGCACCCACCAGCGTCATGTCCTCCAAGGCCTCGAACTCGATCACGCCATCAGCATCCACCTGAGCCTCGATCGTGAAGCTCAGCACCCGCATCACTTCGCTCGCCATTGCTCACACCTCCGTTCGCTCGTACACACCGAGCAGCTTCATCGTACCGACCGTCACCCCATGCGCGCCCTGCGAGGCGAAGTACGCTAGACAACTGATTCGCATGCCCTCAGCCATCGCCGACGCCGAGCACCGCGCCCAGCCTGGCAAACCGCTCACGTCGAGCCCCACGCCACCAGCCACGCACGCTGCCACTGGCGGACCTATCCCCACCAGCAGACAGCCGATCAACCAACTGAACCGCTTCACCTCAGCAGGCAGCGCCTCCCACCGCTTCTCCAGACCAGGTATGACCTCCAGCCCCACAGCCAGCGCCCCGCCTACCACGCTCAGCACCATGTCAGTACTCAGACCGGTGCTACCCTCTTGCAACGCCGGCGCCGCGCCCACCACGCACAGAGTCGCAATCAGCACCACCGCCAGCACCACACCCTTGACCAGGTCACCCATCTTGCGTTCCTCCTTCCGCGCCGTCGTATCCCCACTAGCGACTGCATCCTGAGTAGGCCCACAGGCCCGTATCGAAGGAGCAGCCGCGTGTCGAAGAATCGATCCTACCACCCCGCTACGCGACGTTGCTCTTGTGCAGCGGCCTGTAGTCCGCTACCCCTACCGCCACCAGGAAGCGGCACTTGATCCGCATCTCGTCGTTCGTGAACATCGACCCCACCACCTGGTCATCCGCCACAAACAACTCAGGCTCTCGCCCGTACCTGTACCCGATGCAGATGCCAGGGCAGTCGTTGGGATCGCACACCGCCGCCCAATCGTTGGCATCTGTCCACTCCGGAACCGTGACCACCTTCGAGCTCCCCGCCCTCGGCTCCAGGTAGTGATAGGTCGCCTCTGTACTCCAAGGCTGCTCGAAGATCGTGAGCGCCGTCCGCTCGAGCTCGATGGGCACCAGGCAGTACGCCGGACGGATCGCCAGAGGTGCACTGGACCCCGGCTCCGTTTGCTGGTACACCGCCTGCACCACCACATCCCACTGCGCCGCGCTCAACCCCGTAGTCAGCAGGTTGCTATGGTGCGAGGCGTCAAAGACGTAGTACGTGTCGGCCATCGCCGGACCGCACCCGCTGTTGTCCGTGAACAGTGCAGACACCAGGCTCGACAGCGTACGCCATGCCGCGTTGCCTAGCTCCCTGGGGATGCGCTTCACCGCGCCCACGTCGTCGCGGTCCATCATCTCCAAGGTGATGCCGATATACCCGCCCTTCTTCACGAAGTCAGCGGTTTCCTCCGCGTCCGACCAGTCCAGCTCGGTGTACGCCGCGCCCTCGCTCACCGTAGGCAGCGCCCCGATGCCGCCGCTCTTCATCCACGTGATCTGATTGAGAGTCCCGAAATCCTCTTCGTAGGCGATGGGCTGCCACCACTTCGGACGCACGTTGTACGCCTGCAACAGCACCTTGTTGAGCACGTTCTTGACCACGCTCGTCATCGAAGCCGTGGTCACGTTGGACAGCCTCACCCGCTCAGGGTAGAACTGCCCGTAAAAGTCGTAGTCGCCCGTCATCATCAGGTACAACTCCCGGATCCCCGACAGCCGCGGTACGTCGCTGTGCTCCTCCGCGATGGGAAGCCCCATCATCCGCTCGAACGCCAGTTGCACCCGGTCGAGACTGGTCAGCATGCCCGACGTGTGAGCGCCGTCCAGGGAGTCACCCACACCCCGCACCACACCCTGCGCCAGCATGTTGCCCAGCATCGACTTGTACCGCGCGATCTCCGCGTCCAGCGACTCCGGCGAAAACACCTTGCCCGAGAAGGTCTCCCTCACCGCGTCCTTCATCGGCTGCGGTAGCTCGCTCCACGTCAGCTTCGCATCCAGGACCGTCGCACACTGCGCACGCAGCAGTTCCTCAGCCTTCGCCGCCGCCGAGTCAGCCGCAGCAGCAGCCTCCACCTGCTCCACAACCCTGTCCACCCCGGCAGCGTCTCCCATCTCGCCACCGGACCCACTGGACGCCTGAGACGACTCCACCACCGCCGCCGCCCCCGCCCCCGTCGCTTCCTCTTCCAACCTCTCGCCCTCTGCTGGCATCTCGCCACCCCCTTTGACACTATTGAGCACTCGATCAAACGACCCGCCGGACGCGGGATAGAAAACCACGTCAACAGAGTAGACACCCCTGATCTCCGTGGCTACCCTGGTATCGCCCTCCAAGTAGTACCCGGCGGTCAGGTCCGCACTCAGACCCACGTCAGGCACCGCCAGCCCCTTCCTCCGGTCCTCCACGATCTGATCCAGCAACCGAGACACCCAGCCCGCCGCCGGTGTCTCGCTCAGCGCCAAGCGCCCCGTCAGCGCTGCCCTCCGCTCAT